CTAAGCTTAACTTCTTTGGTATTAAACACTTTTACTAAGCAATACTTTTACTGTAGTAAGCTAGAAGTATTATGTTTTTTATAATTTTGCAAAGTTAGTGTTTTTTTTTGACATACACAAGTTACAATGCTTATTTATATTGTTTTTAAATAAAGACCCTTATTAACGTTTTTTTATGCCTGTTCACATTAGGGGGTTTTAGTGGGCAGGCTTTTTTCTTTTATGGCACGCAAGGTAAAGTTATCGACACTTAAAAACAAACTGGATAAAATATTCAGTGAGTACATACGTCGCAGAGATGTAGATGACCATACTGGTTTTGGTAAGTGTATTGATTGCGGACGTGAGACTCCATTCGCTGAGGGTGACGCTGGTCACTTTGTAGGACGTAGACACCTATCAACTCGATGGGATGAGGATAACGTACATTTTCAGCACAGATACTGCAATAGATTCCTTAATGGTAGACAGTACGAATACGGTCAGGCCTTAGGGGATAGAGCTGATGAGCTTATACAAAAATCACATCAAGTAGCTAAATTTGACGCTACTCACTTACAATACCTTATAGACATATATAAGGAGAAGCTTGCTGAGCTTAAAAAAAATCAATCTTTTTAGTATTTTTATTTGCATAGTATTTTTATTTGTTGTATGTTTGCATCAAATAATTAAAAAAATGGATATTTTTATCGGACTTTCAAACGTCTTAACACTGATGCTTGTAACTTACATTACCATAGTAGCATCTAAATACACCAACAAGGACACTGCTCTTTTACCCTTACTTATTATGGTTATATTAGATGCCAGCTTTACTTGTGTATTTTATACGTTAGCTTTAGAGTTTGCAGACATCACCTTATTAAAGAGGGGCATATCTCTAAGTTTTATGGTTGCCACAGGCCTTAGGATGGTGCTTTTTATTAAACAAATAAAACCCTTAAAATAATGACTACATTGACAGTTAAACAACTACACGAAAGAGCTGAGGATAAGATAGGAGCTCAATTATTAGGACGCTATAGAGACCTCCGCTCACTAGAACAAGACCTTGAGAGAGGTCACTACAAGCTATCTAAGGATATTATTCAGACTCAGATAGATGCCACTATGAACCAAATAGACACCCTTGAGTATATAAGGGAGGCAATTGAGGTTTATTCAAATTTATCTACATTTAATCGTGAATAATTTGGTAGTTCCAAATAAATTACGTATATTTGCATCACAATTAAAAACCCTTAGAAATGACTATTTCACAAAAACTATCACAAATACAAGTAGAGCTTAAAGTAGCTAAAACCAAAACCAATAAGTTTGGTGGCTATAAGTTCCGTTCTGCAGAGGATATTTTAGAGGCCTTAAAACCTCTCAATGACAAGTTTGGAGTTCACTTCCTAGTAAGAGAATCACTATTAGCTGACGGAGTTCTACTATCAGAAGCTACTATATTTGACAACGAGGATGGCAGCTCTAAAACAGCTACGGCTGTAGTAGGTGTAGACTTTAACCAGAAAGGTATGGCTCGTGCTCAACAGTACGGTTCAGCTAGCTCTTACGGTAAAAAGTATGCACTTGGTAACCTCCTATTGATTGATGACACGGCTGACGCTGATGCTACTAACAATCACGGTAAATCATCAAAAGTTGACTTAAGAGCCAACACTGATGCTTTTGCTAAGGCTGTACAGTACATAAAAGACGGCGGTGATATGTCCGCAATAGAGTCAAAGTATAACGTTTCTGCTGACGTTAAAAAAGCAATAGCAGAGAAATTAGTATAATTAGAAACCCTTAATATATATAAATTATGGCTACATTAGTAACCTTAGGATTAAACAAAGAGAAGTTAACTTTCAACGACAAAGGTTGGGCTAACATCACAATCAGTATCAATGACGATACTAACCAGTATGGACAAAACGCTTCAGCGTCTCTATCTCAGACAAAAGAACAGAGAGAGGCCAAAGAAGCAAAAGTTTACGTTGGTAATGGTAAGGTAGTATGGACTGACGGAAACGTCAAAACTGCTGACCGTGTTGAGGAGGGTGTAACAGCTTCTGAGCAGTCAACTGCTGGACGCGGAACTCCTGACCTACCTTTCTAAATAACAGTACAAAAGATATATATAAACCACTAAACACCTCTCTATGTTAGCAACACTCAACCACTTAAAGGAGAAAATTATGGACGTAAAATACGACCGTATAGAACAAGGTTTAGGCCTTGACTTGCCTGAGGTTGATGAGTGGCTAAGGTTTAAGAGGGGTGGGTTTAATATATGTATAGGTCACGCTAACGTAGGTAAGACTACAGTTATATTGTACTTGATGATGGCATACGCTCTTAAGCATAACCTTAAATGGCTTATTTTTAGCTCAGAGAATACTGACTATAGCATAGCACGAAAGCTTATAGAGTTCAAAACGTCAACACCAGTACAACAGCTACCTGATGCGGTTATCGAGAAAGAACTGGAGTGGATAAATGACCACTTCAAAATCATCCTAGTTGATAAGATATACACGGCACGTGTATTGATGAAAGAGGCTAAGGTGATAAAAGATGAATGGGATTATGACGGAATACTTGTAGACCCATACAACTCACTTGCGAAAGACCCTCAGCTTCTACGCTCAGTAGGTGGTCACGAGTACGACTATCAAATAGCTTCAGAGTTTAGACTATTTTGCAAAGAAAACAATGTTTCAATGTGGCTCAACTGTCACGCTGTTACCGAAGCCTTAAGACGTAAACACCCAGCAGACCACGAGTATGCAGGGCACCCGCAGCCGTGTAGTATGGCCGATGTCGAGGGAGGGGGTAAGTGGGGAAACCGCGCTGATGACGTGATTTCGTGCCACAGGTACACCCAACACAGCGAACGGTGGATGTTTTCTGATATTCACGTGGTAAAAGTAAAGGAGACAGAGACTGGTGGTCGACCGACCAGCCAAGACGCTCCAATCTCAATGAGAATGATGCCAGCGAATTGTCAGTTCACAGTAGCTGGACAGGATGTAATACAAAAGAAACAAATAAAAGCAGAGAAACTAGAATGGTAATTTTAGCAATTTTAACAGCGTTTGTTATGGCACTTCACATATGGCTTGCAGAACCAAACGTGACAGCAAAAGTGAGCTTAGTTAAAGGCTTGATGTTTGGAGCGGTATATGGCTCTTATGACATAGAAGCAGAGACTGGAGAGCTTGTGAAAGCTTCTCACTATCAAATTAGCTTCGGCTTTATAATATTAACTCTAGAATGGTACAATGAATACAAATAAAGCAATAGAGCTGCTAGCAGTTCATCACAGTGAGTTTATAAACACAGCCAAGGCTATAGCTGGTAACAACTTTGACGTTGCTAACTACGCTGAGGACTATGTTCAAGACAGTTATCTTAAGCTATTGGGTTATGACGACCTTTACGATAAGATAATAGACGGAGAAAAAGCATCTAAGGGCTATATGTTCTTTGCGCTACGTTCAACAATCATTAACGACCTCAAAAAAGTAAAGAAGTGTCGCTATACGCATATAGGTGACCAATACGATATGGAGGAGAAGTATATGGTAATTGATGAGGGCAGAGATAAGAATGAGACGGTTCTAGAGGGCCTAGAGGATGAGATGTATGAAGTTTTAAAGGACGAAATACACTGGTTTGACTACGAGCTTTTCAGAAAGTATCTTAAAACACGCAAGAGCTTCAGGGTTCTAGCTGAGGAGAGTGGCCTAGGTATTCAGACAATATATCTGTCAATCAAAAAAAGTAAGTTAATTATAGCAGACAAGCTATACGATAAATATGTAGAATTTTCAAAAGGAGCACACAATGGCTAGAAAGCAACAAAGTACTGCAAAAGTTAAAACAGTAAAAAGAAAGAGAAGAGGAGTTCACTCCAAAAATGCGAGTAAAGGACAAAACGCATACAAATCAAAGTCCAGAGGTCAAGGTTCAAATTAAATAATATGGAAACTATATCAATATTAGCTCAAGCTACTGACGGTGTGACTGCTCACGCTTCAGCTGTTTATAACTCTAAAAATTAATAATTATGAAAACTATCAATGAAAGAGTATTTCAACTAAATGACGAGGGGCTTGTTGCTGGTAAGATTGCTCAAAAGCTTAAGATTAAAAAAGCTGAGGTTCTGGATATACTAGGAGAGGCTGCTAATAAAGGAGCTGGAGACATAGTAGAATCAATCACTACAGCAACAGGAATAAAAGCAGTGGTGGACACTGTGGCTAAGGCCTTAGATGCTGATTGTGGGTGCGCAGCTAGAAAGGAGACGCTAAACAAGCTTTTTCCTAACCGTAAGCTAAACGACCTTAGTACTGAGGATTATGAGTATCTCACAGAATGGTACTCTGTAAGGAGGGGTTCTGTAAATACAGTACAACAGAATATGTTGGTAGACATATACAATAGAGTGTTCAATGCTAAGCGTAAAGTAAGCAACTGCTCACCCTGCATAGCTTCTATCAATCGTGAACTAAGAAAAATATACGATGGAGCTAACAACTAAGAAACTTAAGAAGCTCAGTAAGACAGAGCTTACTAAGATAGCTGACCAGATGGCTACTAAACTTCAGTGGTTTCATTCAACTGGTAAGAGCGAAACAGAGCCTGAGCGTTATAAGCGTTTGGCCTTAGAACTCTATCACGTTGCTGATATCATTGAGGAGAAAGAGCAAGCGAAAGCAGCTAAAAAGATGTCTCTTAAAAAATAAATCAACAGGGGCTTGCATATTTCAATTATTTGTCATATGTTCGCCCCATAATAATAAAACAAAAATTTATGTCTGAAATTAGACCAAGACTCTCAGGAGCACGTAAAATCAACTTTGAGTTCTTTAACAATAAAGAGTCACGAGTATTAGTAATAGGTGACTTACACGCACCTTTCGACTTAGACGGGTATTTCGACCATTGTGTTGAGGTGTACGAGCGTTACAACTGCAATAAGGTTGTATTCATTGGTGATGTTATTGACAATCACTTCAGCTCTTATCACGAGACTGACGCTAACGGAATGGGTGGAGCTGCTGAGCTAGACCTAGCTATTGATAGACTGCGTAGATGGTATCACCGTTTTCCTGATGCTGATGTGACCATTGGTAACCACGACAGAATCATTATGCGTAAAGCTCAGAGTTCTGCAGTACCTACCAAGTGGATAAAAGACTACAAGGAAGTTCTAGAGACTCCAAAATGGAGATTTGTTACTTCAGTAGACATTGACGGTGTTCACTATATTCACGGTGAAGCTGGAACTGCTAAGACAAAAGCTCGTGCCGATATGCGTTCAACTGTTCAAGGCCACCTACACACTCAAGCATACACCGAGTACTTTGTAGGAGCTAATACTCGTATATTCGGAACTCAAGTAGGATGTGGTATTGACTTCACTTCTTACGCTCTAGCTTATGCAAAAGCAGGTAAAAAGCCAGCTATTGGATGCGCTGTAGTAATCGGAGGCCGTACAGCTATTAACGAGTTAATGGTACTTTAATTTTAAAATACAATAAAAATGAGATTATTTTCAAAAATAAGTTTAGCAATACTAATACTTTCAATCAGCTCCTGTGAGAAGCCTATAAATTGTCAGGAGGGCTTAGTTACTTATAAAAAAGTTGTAACGCACACAGCCTCGTTCTTTAACTTTAGCGCTGAGTCAACAGTTACTCTTAGTGGTATGAACAAAAATGTTAAGTTAACTGCTTCAGATGCTACTGACGGTGTTGTGTACTCAAACGGAGATGTAAACCTTAACGGCTACAAGCTTACATTGAAAAACGTGACTCTAGTTGTTAGGGGTAATCTGAACGGTGGTGGTACTGTGGTTACAAACGGAGCTAACGGCTCTATATGTGTAAACGGCAACACCCAGAACAATCCAGATATGTCTAGAGCAACAGTAGGATGCAGCACCCTATCTGAGGATGAGATTGAAAGCTTCGTTGAAGTTGGAACTGACTGTGATTTGGAGTCTGTCAAATATGTCGGTGACGTTAAGTTTAGAGCTGTAGATTTTCAATCACTATGAGGAGAATGAATGACAGAGACAACGTAGAAGTAAGCTACGACACCTTGGAGAACTTACCAGAGGGAATATCCAAGGGTTTAGTTGACTATGACGTTGACTACGAGGTTGTAAAACCTATTAGTAAGCACGCTGAGCGTAAAGCTACACCAGTATTTAGTGGAGTTCTTAAATACTTCCCTAAGGCAATTAAGTACGTGAGCCAAGTTAGCAAGGCTGGTAACGACCAACATCATCCAGACAAACCACTTCACTGGGATAAAAGCAAGTCGACTGACGAGCCCGACGCACTAGTAAGACACCTAATCGACCACAGCATTAACCCTGTAGATGATGACGGTATTTTGCACGCTGGCAAGGTTGCTTGGAGAGCCCTCGCACTTCTAGAGCGTTATCTAGATGATAATCCCCAATAAGTTTCTTATTTAGAAACAATATAAATAAGCATAATTACTAAAAAAGTTTTGGTAGTTATGCTTTTTTGTGTATATTTGTACTATAATTAAAAACAAACAAAATGAACACATATTTAAACACAATCAATTCAATCGAGGACACATACTCACAATACGATTTCACTTACAACTCTAATTTAATTTAATATGAAAGATAGAATAAT